CTATATCCTCGATTTCCATTACAAATTTTACGGTCTAATCTTTAAGACCCTGACGCATCATCGCATCTTCCAACTCATCAACCTCGTACCAAGCCAATTCGCATTCGTACGAATTCTTCGTCGAATCACAAATTTTGTGTGCTTCTCTGATCGCTTCTCGGAATCTAAACCTAAGTCGGGGATTGTCGAACGTTTTTTTAGGTTTTTCTATCGAGGGCTTTTCGTACAAACCCTTCAAAACATTCTCACGCGTTTTGGCTAATCTATACTTGTAGACGTCGTTACAAGAATATACGTACGCTACCATATCATATAATAAACCAAGTTTTTTAAGTTGGTTATGTCTCAAAAATACAAAATCGAAGCTTCCTGGGAAAGGATCATCAACGATGATTACAACACGGCTTTGGATTTTCTCATGAAAGCACGAGCGGATGTTAATGAACATTTTGATCATCTCTCCGAGGAGCAAAAAATCGATCTCGTCAAAGTTCTGTGTACGAACGCCACTATAATTCATAAATCTACGAAACAACTCATCGGAAAGCAATATTATAGTAATTAAAGTTTTATGTAATAATTAATTCAATATGTCTTCATATACACCCGAACGTTGCCCTTTCACGTACCGCGTATCCTCAATTAGTCGTATCATCGACGGAGACACTATCGATGTAGCTATAGATTTAGGCTTCGACGTGTGTACTAAACAACGCATTCGCCTCATGGGAATCGACACACCGGAATCTCGCACTTCTGATAAAGTCGAAAAGATTTTTGGTAAGCAGTCTAAGAAGGTGCTCAAAGAATGGTGTATGAAGGCTGTTGCATCGGAAAAGGACGATATTGAAATAGAACTTCGTTGTACAGACGCTGATCCCAGGGATAAATACGGTCGAGTTCTCGCGGAAATATGGGTATGTGAAGATGATCAATGGACCAATGTAAATCAGTGGATGTGTGAGAACGGATATGCGGTTCCGTACCTTGGTCAGAATAAGGATGATGTCGCGGAGCAACACGAACAAAACCGTCGTAAGATGGTAGCCAAATACGGAGATGTATTGGTTCAACTTCATGGAGATAATAACTCGGAACTTAATTCATTCATCATGGAAAAGTATGGTCAATAAAAGTAACTTAAAAAATAATTCGTAATATACTACGTGCTCCTATAGTGTAGTTGGTTAACACAGCGGACTTTGAATCCGCTACCCCAAGTTCGAATCTTGGTGGGAGCTTTAACGCCTCTGTAGCTTAGTTGGTAGAGCGTCGGCTTTGTAAGCCGAAGGTCGCGAGTTCGAGTCTCGTCGGAGGCATCATGGGCTTGTAGTGAAACGGATATCACTCTGGACTTCTAATCCAGCATTCCGGGTTCGATTCCCGGCAAGTCTGATCATAAATCAATTTAAAAAATCTGAGATACATATTATTAAATGCTCGCGGTAGTAAACATTTTGATTTCCCCGTTTCGAAACATAAAAAGGCGTGTCGTGCGTCAAGGGGCTGTGGTAGATCATCCTCCGCCTCCTATTGATATAAAAAATACGTGGGACTATGGAGCATATTCCGTAAAGGCGACAGTGGAAGCGAGGAATCCCAACGGAACCGTGGACAGAACCTTTATAGGATATAGTCAAAACATGGACATCACAACGAGGACGAAGCTTGCGTGTGATCGTCATAAAACACCCGGTACAGAGTGTGGAGAACCTGTCATGGTTATTAAGGGTGGAGAATGTGATGAAGTTATATTCATGAAAACGAAAGAAAACGGAAAATTGATTAATTTAACAAACCCATTTTTTTAATATCACAGTACAATAGATGAATGCATCATTTTTAGTTTTATTTATTTTGTGCATTTTTATATTTTTTATAACTAAATCTCGTACATTTAAAGATGAAAATGGAAAAGTAATCCCTCATTTAACCACAGAAAAGCAGGAACAGGATATGGTTGCAAAACATATTCGTGAAGGAGATAAAGTTTTAGAATTAGGTGCCAGGTACGGAACTGTAAGTGCTGTAATACTCGATAATGTAAAGGATGAACACGATTGTGTCATCGTCGAACCTGACGGTAAGGTTACCGACGCTTTAAAAAGTAATTTGAAGGGATGTAATTACGGTGATGCTCATGTATTCGTAGGAACTATAGGTTCTAAAAAGCAAAAAATTAAAGGTGATTATAACTACGCCACATACACCGTAGAATGTAACGACGATACATGTGATATAGATAATTTGACATACGACGATTTACAGAAAAGGTACAACATAGAATTCAACACTATCGTCGCGGATTGTGAAGGGTGTTTACCCGAAGTGATAGATCATATATCTACGACTTCCCCTTCTTTACATTCGTTACAAAAGATCATAGTAGAAACAGACTACCCCGATAGGGTAGATTACAAAAAACTTTCTGATAAGTTACAAACATGCGGATTTAATAAAACCGAAGGTGATTTTGTACAGGTATGGGAACGAGCCTAATCGTCATCTTCTTGATTAACAGCTATTGGTGGTGCCTCGAGTATCTCAAGTTCGAATTTGTTTTCAACTTCAGATGGTCTGATTTGCACAATTCTACATTCACGTGTTGTTACAACCGTTTTAGTTGGTGTTATGGTAGCGAGTGGTTGACAAAGTAAAGCGTACGCTATCATTCTGTTATACTATACGGATATTTATGTATCCACAGATTCGCTATCCATTTTTCTCCCTCTTCGATGGGTAAACCTCCATGAAGAGCCTGATCTGTTATACGACCTATTCCATTTAACGTATCGAAGCATAAAACGTCACCTTTCTCGAGTTTAAACTTTTTATTTAGATTCGGAAAGTTTGTTTCTCCACCCATGTACCCATCGTTGAGAGCTATTATACATGTGTGTCTTCTGGGATTTTTCAACGGTAAAACGTCTTGGTGGGGTGAATAAAAACCACCGGGTTCGTATTTCAGGGTTTGTAACGATTCGCATTCGACGAGCGTTTTATCGTATAGGGATGCACAGCGTTCCGATACATCACGAACTATCTTATCTTCATAATCTAACCACGCCGTTTGACTTATTCTGATGGTATTGTCAGCATTCTTGTTGACACCTATCGTTGAATTGGATAATCTGGGTTTAGAAACTTCCATGATGTGGTCACATTCTTCGTGTGTAACGAAACCCTTGTGTACTTTAGGACCTTTATACTTTGGCATAAATGCATAAATCAAAAGAGCCATCACTATAATCAAAATCACGAATGCGCCCATTAATTTAATCGTTTATTTTAATATCATGAGGTATACGTGCCACATACCTTTTTCTTATTTTTAGAGCCACCGTATTATAATATTCGACAATCCCCTTGATATCATTTATTATTTCATCCGCTCTCGAAGCATCTACCATATATTGTCTAAGTGCATCACCCACAGTATCCAAGACCATTCTATATATTTCTTGAATATCTCTCACTTTATCGTTATACTTATCTCTCCGCTGCAGTTCGCGTTTAAAATCTTCTTTACTCATCTCATTCAATAAGTATCGTACTCTCATATACTTATTATCCGTGTAGGTGAAGTTAAATCTATAGAACATTTCTCGATCTATATGAGATAAGAGTAACGAAGTTTTGAGTAAATATTCTGGCGCCTTATTACGCTTTAATTCATGGTAATTAGGGCGACCTCCGCATGGAATATCACCATGTTCACGTGTTTTACGTTTGAAATATTCTACATAATGTGGATTATGTATTCTCCCCGTTTCTATCATTCCCGTGTTGAAATCGAATGTCGTATGACACATCGTACACCACATTTGTGAACACCCATCTATTTTGTAAATCATCGTATTACATTTGGGACACGGTTTCGTATCTTTCTTTAGCAATTTTATACTCTTCACTGTGTTTGGATCACACACGTGTCCTTCGTGTTTTTCTTCGTGACACTTTTCACAAAATTCCTTTTTACAAATTCCGCATACGTAATTATCCGCTAAAAAACCCCTACAGTTTTCGGATAAGCACGCTTGTGTGTATACCGGCATAGCTCTCGACACGGCTGGATCTGTCCTACTTAACGCGTGAGCTTCTTGAATTACATCGTGTATTAATTCTCGTAACAGTTCTACGAGATGATGTCTACATCGTATTATGATATTATCCGTCCCACACGATTTCACGGCTTCTAGAACACACATGAGCCACGAATAACTCTTTCGAAGAGATCGTATATGTATGGTTCTCTCTACATAAGGTTGTGTTTCCGGTAAACGCGCTTGTTCACGTTCAAAAAGGATATTTTCCCTATGCACTTTATACGTCTTGTTCCTAAAGGCTTTAGTACAAAAAGAATCTACGAATTCTCGGTTAAATTCATGTCTACAATTCATACAGTGTGGGTCTTTACTAGTCGATAAAATATATGTTTGTAGACATGATTTGCAGGCATCAAAGTCACAAAAGGGGCACGTCACTTTTAAATGATTTGTCTTATTAAAGTCTTCAGTACACGACACACAGGTGGACATATACATTATATGACTATTTTCTTTAACTATTGAAAATCTACAAATGACTCTATAATAGTATACAAATCATCTCGACCATACGTTGATTCTACGAAAAACATGAGTTTTTCAGCCTCCTCCCAAGATTGATCAGCATCATAATATTTA